ACTGAGGACTTAAATGAATGGGCTAACACGATAAATGGTTGGAAAGATATTGCTGAGTTATTATGGTTACCACTAGAGGCTTGTACAACCGAGGTAGAATAAAGACATGACAACGACGGTAGCAAAGAAGAAGCCATCCAAGCCTAAGCCGAAAACGGGTGGCAGAGGATTGATACTTCTCGATAATTCTAAGCGAGAAGAGTTAATCAATCTTATCGTGCTTGGCTTGCCAGTAAACAAAGCGGTAGCCATGGTGAACATTGCTGAGTCCACTTTCTATAACTGGATGAGCCGTGGAATGGTAGAGCGAGATAGGTTGGCTACGATTCCTGATGCCAAACCTAAACCCGAGGAGAAAATATATTTAGATTTTTTGGAGTCACTTACACGGGCGCGAGCGGAAGCAATCGCTAAAAAGGTGGCAGTCGTATCAAGTGCGGCGAGTCAAGGAGATTGGAAAGCATCGGCTTGGTGGTTAGAGCGTCAGGTGCCTGAAGATTTTGGCAGGGTAGATAAGCAAGAAGTTCTATCTCATTCCGTGTCAGAGGTTAGAGTTACAGTCACCATGGGCGAGTTACAGGAAAAGATAGCCAAAGTCTTAGAGTCCCGTAAAACGAAAAGCGCTTAACTTATGACCGAGAGACTTCTCGATAAGTTCCTCGAAAGTGATTCCGTGAAACAAGCCGAGTTGCTTGCCATGCTTACACCTGATGAGCGTCATGCCCTCTTAGTCATCCTTGATGCTGAGTTGAATAATCCATGGGCTAGATGGCAAAACGACCCTGTTGGATTTGTTGAACAAGGGCTAGGCGAAACTCTTTGGAGTAAACAAAAAGAGATTTTGAATTCCTTGATGACAAATAAGAGAACAGTAGTTCCCGCTTGTCACGCGCCTGGGAAATCTCACCTAGCGGCGCGAGCAGTAGCGTGGTGGTTATCTACACATCCAGCGGGTACAGCGGTAGCAATTACAACAGCGACCACACATCGCCAAGTTCGAAACATTATGTGGCCGCACATTCGTAGAGTTCATGCCAAGAATAACTTGCCTGGGGAAGCCGATACGGTTCAATGGAAAATAAATGGCACCGTAGTTGGATACGGATTTAGTCCAAGCGCTCATGATGAAACAGCGGTTCAGGGTATCCACGCACCTAACTTGTTGGTCGTAGTCGATGAGGCTGGAGGTTTATCGGACACAATCGGTAGCGCCCTTGAATCTCTCATGACGGGTGGCAATACCAAACTTCTTGTCCTAGGTAACCCGCCAACAGATACAGAGCAAACTTGGTTCGAGAGAATCTGCTCGAGTCCGCTTTACAATGTCATTCCAATCAGCGCTTATGACACGCCAAACTTTACTGGTGAGACAACTGGCAGATGTCGCGCTTGTCCTGATTACATTGAAGCCCATGATGTAAAGACGCACCTCGTAGACCAAACTTGGGTCAATGATGTTATCTCTGAGTTCGGTGAAGATTCACCATTCGTTGAAGCCCGTGTTATGGCTCAATTCCCTAAGTCGAGTACAGGTAAGGTCATTCCGTTCGCATGGGCTGAGATGGCAACAGAGAACGAGACACCGCTTGAATCAAAGATAATTAAACTTGGAGTTGATATTGCTTCAGATGGTGGAGATGAATTTGTTATCGCTCGCCTAGATGGATACGCAGTTAGCATCGTTCATCGCTCATCGGGTAAACAAAATGCCAACGCAGTTGATGTCGCAGGTGTAGTTATGCGAGAGGTTGAAAACTGTATCAAGATTCATCAAGATAGAGGATTAAGAGACAGAGTTCGAGTTAAGGTCGATACCATCGGATTAGGTTGGGGCGTTGTCTCCATGCTTGATAGATGGGTCAAAGAGCGTCAGTTACCCGCTGACATCATCGCAGTCAATGTAGCCGAGAAACCTAAAGACCAAGCCAAGTTCAAGAATCAAAGGGCTGAGATGTGGTGGAACGCTAGGCAGATGATTCAACCTAAAGACGGCAAACAGGATGTGAGATTGAATGTAGATAGATTTGTTCTCTCGCAGTTAGCAGGTCCAACCTATACATCCGACGCATCGGGTCGAGTTGTAATTGAGTCTAAAGTCGATATGAAGAAACGGGGTGTCGCTTCGCCTGACCGCGCTGAAGCAATACTCTTAGCGCTCTATGAAAACAAGTCAGTCATTCAAAGCATCGCGCCAATATCCATTGGTCAATCAAACGAGTGGGGACAACTATGAGTCTATCTGATTGGGATTTAGATTTAAGATACGGGCAACAGGGTGAGGTTTATGTCAATCGCCTTCTCACCTCTCCGATTGAAACAGTCGAAGTCAAGCGAGATAGGAAATGGTCACGGACAGGAAACTTTTATATTGAGGTTGAGTGCTGGAGCGATAACACAAAATCTTGGTACCTAAGTGGTATCAATACTACGAAAGCCACGCATCAAGCCTTTCTTATCCATGATTCAGTTCTGATATTTCCGACAGCAAGAATTAAGGAAACAGTCCGATTACATGGGGCTAGGGTTGAGTGTTCGATACCGCCAAACTATTCTCGAGGCTTCTTGATTACCCCTGAACAGATTCTTCAGATGACGGCTCACGAAGAAATTCGAGCAGTTGTTCCACAATAACCACATTTCGAGTTACGCCATCTTGGGTCATCGGGTGGGCGTAATCTCCAGCGAAGGCTTGAATCTCTCTAACTACTAAAGCGCGTTGCTCATTCATCGTCATCTTCAGAGTTCCAATCTTCATCGTCATCTTTGAAGTTCCAATCTATCTCAATCCAACGATTATCGAGATAAGCCTTAAAGGAAAAACCTAGGGCGATTAAACTGAAGGCGATTGCCAACCAATCAAGCATGAGAAGTCCTAACTCTTGAGAGTCGAATCCTCCCACGCTTTAGGTAAATAAACCAGTTACGCCTTGACCAAGACATTTTCAGGTTGGACATTGAACACCGATTCGTAAAGTAATTGTCCGCCTTGCCAATCCGACCAGTTGCCATCGCTTCGGATTTCAATATCCTCACCAAAGATTTTCTTGGCTAGGATGAGTGAGGCAGTCACCGCTGTGTCGTATGGCTTCTCCGCGGTCTTACAGAATCCATCGTCATATCGCTCATCCCCAACAGGGAGTTCGATATAGAAACTCTCATGCGCTCCATCGCCTACGCCATTGAATCGCACATAGTTAGATTCGTATAGTTCCTCGCCGATTGGAATTCCTGCTTCGTCGGCTGTGGCGGTTATCTGCTTGACACCCGTAACGAACTCAGCAAACTTTTCAGGCGTTGGTTCTTGCTTGAACTTCCAGTAATGTGTGTATCCCATTTATTTACCTCTCTTAATTTTTTCCACGACCTCATCAAAAATGAGTTGCGCTAAAACAGGTTCTTTTTCAAAAAATTCACTTATTTCGTCAAGCGTTTTAGAAGTTTCTTCGTCCATCGGTATCCAATTTTCTTGAGCCATTTATTTCACCTTCTCTCTGACTGAGAACACGGCGCCTAAGCCGTATTCGCTTGGTAGGAATTTGATGTCGGCATCTTCAACCTTGACCCACCCGATGTCAGCGCAAACATAAGTCTGACCATCAATTTCTATTTCATCACCGATTGAAAGCGATGTATGAGTTCTATCTGAAGCCAATCTTGGCTCAATGACTTTCCATAGATAGATTTCAAAAGCCTTGGCTCCGAAATCAGCGAGTTCATCTTGAAGATTGGTTGCCTTGTAAATCGCATTGAGTAAAACATCATGCGATGGCTTAGTGTCTAGTAGTTCGAATTCAACGCTGGACACATAACGACCTTGTTCGATTCTGTTACCGAACGCTTTCCATGTCACTTTGATTTTCATTTGTTCTCCTCTCTAAGAACAAGTCCAGTATATCACAACTGGGATTGGTTATTCACCTTATCAACAATAATTTCTTTGATTTTGTCGGTATCTTCTTTGGAGACACCGACACCAATCACAACAATTTTGTCCGTCCAGTTACTCATTGCTTAACCCCTTCCGTAAAGTTCTGAGTTGGTCTTACCCTTGGCAAGTAGGTTTGCCACTATCTGTGAATCGTTGGCTTCAAAAACTGCTACCGCGTGATACTTCTCGAGTTCCTTGAAGTTGTAACGCTCGGCTTTGACCCTTTGAAGGTCTTTACGGAAATCATCTTCAGGGCGTTGCTCCGAGAATCCAAGATTCAAGTGGCTAATTTCAGTCTCCCAGTTGCCATTAACCTCAACGCGAGACTCGGTGATTGATGAAGCATAGGTCTTTGAGTTGCCAAAGAAACTGGTTCTAACAGTTACCCGATAGTTGCCAGCCGTGTACTTAGTAGAAATCGAGCGTTCTACTTTATTAACTTTTGTTGTTTCTACGATTGTTGATGTACTCACGCAATTATCTCCCCTCCATTTTGAATGATGATGTCTCTAACACGCTCTCTATCGACGCTATCGCCACCGCCCCATGTAGTTTGCTGGTGAATTGCTCCGACATAAGTTTTAACCGCTTTCGTAATCGCCTCAACAGTTGCGCCCTTGATTGGGTAAACACCAGTTTCAGGATTGTAGAAAGTGTGAACATATTCAACGAAATCTAATACCTCGTTGTTTTCTATCTGAATCGCCATTTCGTCCTCCTCTCGGACAGTTCTAGTATATCACAACTGGGGTTAGAAATCATCCTTAATTTCCCTTTACTACCGCCCCACAAAGGTCACATATAAAGCCCTCGGGAAAATACTGCGCCGTGAAGGGTTGTCCTTTTTCAGCGTGGTCTAAGCAAGCGATAGCATCATTGACTGCCTCGCCAAGATATTTTCCGATTATTTTCTGAGCCATGTCATTTCCTTTCTCTCGTTGTACACTAAGTATAACACAACGGGGGTTAGAAATCATCCCAATTCAACAAACTATTTTCTCGAACAGGTGTTCGGGTACACTTACGCCATGACCCTTACGCCAGCAGTCTCCAAACTATTAAAGGCTACTTGCCCAACAGCGACGCAGGATGTAAGGGCTAACCTTGAGAACCGTGCCAAAGCCATAGAAACGGCTTCCTACGGTCCTCTAAACCCTTCCGAGCCTAATGATGACTACTGGGCGAAGATGGGGGCTGAATGGGGCGTTAGCGCCGAGGAAGCCAAGAAACAAAGATGTGGAAATTGCGCCGCCTTTATCCAAACCTCCGAGATGCTGGAATGTATCGAGGGGGGTCTAGCCCAAGGCGATACCCGCCAAACCGCTTGGGATGTAGCCGAGGCTGGAGAG